GGCAAAGTGCGTGGCTCCACAGGCAAAGTGCGTGGCGATGCAGCAAGCACGCTTCCACACTCTTTGTGTGTGTGTGTGTGTGTGTGTGCGCGCGCGCGTGTGTGTGTGTGTACATACCATCATCGTCAATGGAGTCCTCTTTGCTGGAGAAATACCTGGCCTGCGCACACAAACACAGGTGAGAATCGCAACGCACGCTCACACATGCACAACAGGAGGGAGGACACAACTCGCCTTCAGAAGGAACGTACAATCGCCGTTTCCAGAACATGCTGCCACATAGTCGGCAGGAGTATTGCGGCACGAGATTTCGCCACCTCCGCCTCCGTTGTTTTTGCTGCCGTTTCTGGCAGTGGATCTTTTGTGATGCAGCTCGTTGTAGGCTGCAACTTTGAGCATCAACTCAGCCTTGCACGTAAACTCACTCCCATCCTCGAGAGGTTGCTTGCCCGCGACTTGGTCCTCCTTGAGCTGTGCCAGCAGGCTGGGAATCAGGAGGCCGCGCTCGGCCGCAGACTCCTCTGCAGCCGCGTCCATCCTCCGATAAAGCGCATGATCGGCTCGCACGATCCGATGAACGTCGAGCTCAAGCTGCTCTTTGACGGCGGTATCGCTGCTCACGAAGCAATGCGGACGAAGCTCGTCGCGGGCACCTCGGGCAACTATCAGATCATCCTCTCTGATGCTGGCGCCTTCCAGGTGCAGTTCCCCGGCCTGGTGACGAAGTTCGACCTGGACGCCTTCACGGCTGAAGGTGCCGAAGTCGTCGCCAACGTGACGATCGAGATCACCGCGCTCCCGACGGTGACCCCGTAATGAGTCGCGAGCTGCTCAAGGCAACGATCAGCAGCACGTTCTCGAAGGCCTCCGTCCGTGAGCTCGAGGTGCAGGGCGTGAAGCTCTACATCCGCGGGCTCTCGGGCGGCGAGCGCGTGACCTTGCAGCAATGGGCGTCGGAGGCCTCCAAAGGGGGCGAGCCGCTCGCAGACTACAAGGTCGTCTCGCTCGGTCTCTGCGATGCCGAGGGCGTTCGTCTATTCGACGATCCGCTCGAGGTCGCCAAGCTCGACGGCGCGGTCCTCTCGCAACTGTCGAAGGCGATCCTCGAGGCGTCGCTCCTTACCGACAACGCGGTCGGAGACGCTGAAAAAAAATAGCGGGCGAGCCGGAACTCCAGATGTGGTTCCGCCTCGCAGCGCAACTCGGCGCAACGGTGGGCGAGCTCCAGGAGCGAATGAGCTCTGCGGAGTTCACCTACTGGATCGCGTTCTACGGGCTCGAGCCGTTCGGTTACGACGTCGAGATGTGGCGCATGGGAATGCTCGCATCGACGACGGCGAACGCCGCAGGGCCGAAGAAGGGCGGAAAGGCCTGGAACCTGGACGACTTCATCCCGAAGAAAGACACGACTCCCAAGTCGCAATCGGTCGCGGAACAGCGAGCGATTCTGCAAGCAATGGTGAAGCATGGCTGATATAGGCACCCTAGTCGTCAAAATGGCGGCGGACTCCGCGCAAATGCGCTCGGAGCTCGAGCGAGTCAAGAAGGACGTCAAAGGGACGGACAGCGTCCTCTCCCAACTGACGAGCAACTTCAAGCTCCTCGGTGGCGTCGCGGCGGGCATTTCGTTCGGCGCGATGATCAACCAGGCGCTACAGGCCGCGAGCGCTCTGAACGATACCGCGATCAAGACCGGGATCTCGATCGACGCGCTACAGCGGCTCCAGTTTGCAGCCGGGCTCTCTGGCGGTTCGCTCGAGAATGTCTCCGGCGCCGTCGGCCGTATGCAGAAGGCGCTGATCACCGCAGGCGAGGGCTCCAAAGAAGCAACCGAGGCGCTCAATCGTCTCGGCCTCTCCGCGAATCAGATCCTCGCGCTGTCGCCAGATAAGCAGTTCGAGGCCATCGCTGTCGCCATTGCCGCAATCGAAGATCCGGCCGCTCGCACGACGGCCGCGATGGCTTTGTTCGGCAAGTCGGGCGCCGAGCTCGTGCCGACCCTAGTCGCAATCGGGACGAACGCCGAAGACATAAACGCGCAGCTCTCCGCGATCGGCGGGCCGGTCACCGCAGAGGCGATCGCAAAGGTCGACACCCTGGGCGATCAGCTCGACATTCTGAAGACTGCCGGAAAGAACACCGCGATCGAGCTTGCAGCGCTCGCCTCGGTGGTCCTCGGTCCGGTGCTCCAGGCGACGAATCAATGGATCAGCTCGCTCCGCATCCTGGTCGGCGGAGGCGGCGAGCTTGAGAAACTCGAGCGGAAGCTCGAGATCTTGCGCGAGTCGCGCGACTCGATGCTCCCGTTTTTTCTGAACCTCGGCTACGTCGAGGGCGGGAATGTGATCATGGGGCCGCGCGCGCTCCAGCAAGCGATCGCCGCGGTCGGCCGCGAGATCGACATCCTTAAATCGAAGTCGCAGTTCGAGCCGGTCATGGTCGACGTGCCGGTCGACATCCCGCAGCCTATGGTGCCGGATCTCTCGAAGAAGCCGGAGCTCACCGCCGCCGAGCGGCGCGAAAAAGCGTCGAACGAAGCGCGCGCTCGAGAGCTACAGCACGAGATGTCGCATATCCAAATGATCGAGATGTTGCAGCAGCAGCACTACGACCATTTATTGAATTTGGATATGTCGTCCGCCGCGCAGCGCATCCAGGTCGCAAGCGACCTCGAGATGTTCCGCATGGATGTCGCGCAGGCGTTCGGGCTACAGCTCCTCGACTTTGAGCAGATAAAAAATCAGTCGATCATTTCGCTTGCGGGTGAGCTCTTCACGACTCTCGCCGCGCAGAATTCGACGCTCTTCAAAGTTCAGCAGGCCTTCGCAATCGCGAACGCTGTCATCAACACGGCAGAGGGCGTCACCAAAGCGCTCTCTCTGCCGTTCCCTGCCAACCTTGCCGCCGCCGCAAAGGTCGCGATAGCGGGTGCGATCCAGGTCGCAAAGATCAAAGCGACGAATCCTGGCGGCTCTGCAAGCGTCACGCAGGGCGGGCTCTCGGGCGGTACTGCAAGCACCGCAAACCGAACCGCTCCGGCTGGCAACGCGCAACAGGCGCAGGAGCCGCAGGCAAAGATCGCCCAGGTCGTCATCCAGGGAAGCGTCTTCTCGAGCCGCGAGACCGCCGACTGGCTGATCGGTCAGCTCTCCGAGGCGATCAATGACCGCGACGTCGTCTTCATCAACGGCAACAGCAGACAAGCCGGACTCATCGGGGGCACCTAATGACCGCAGTCGTCTACACCGCAAAGCGTTCCGTCATCGCCGGGCATAGCTCCGGCGATCAGTATTCGCTAGACCTCCGCGTCATCGAGGCCGGTCTCACGATCGGGCGCAAGGTCGGCTCCGAGGTTCAGCGGACGCTCTCCGATAAAACCGAGACGCTGTACTACTACGGAAAGACGACCTGGTCGGTGTCCGTCCTGGTCAAGGGCTCGAGCGAGCTCTCCGCGCTTCTTGAGTTCCTGCACTCATGCGAGGCCCAGGAGAGCGTCACGTTCTCCCCGTATGGGACGGTCGCGTCGCTTGGCACGACGTACACCGCACGCCGGGTGCAGCCGACGTACACCCTCGAGCGCCTAGACGGGACCGGCAGCTCGCCGAGCGAGGATGCGATGCGCGTCACGTTTGACCTCGAGGAGGCCTGATGCGTACCGACGGCGAAGTCTTCAACGTACTCAATACGTCCTCGGTCAAGGAGCCGCGGTTCGTAGTCAAGATCGAGTACCCCGTCGATTCGATCTACATCACCTCGCACAGCGGTATCGCCGACGTGCCTGGAACCGTCCTGCAAGGTGCGCTCCAGGAACCGTCCATCGTCTCGCAGCGATTGAACCCGATCGAGGGCCGCAGCGAGATCGGCTCCGCATCGTTCTCCGTCGTCGACGTCGGTGCGGAGTTCACGACAGAGATCCGCGAACGACTCAACGATGACGTCGGTCTCCGTCAGCGCCAGGTGCGCTTCTACCTGGGCTACGCCGGGCTCTCGTTCAACGACTTCGTGATGGTCGGAACGCAACAGGTCACCCAGGCGGCCTACGACCGCGGGCGCTACTCGATCTCCTGCGCGGATGTTCAACGCTCCGCAAAGAAGGACATCTTTGCACTTGCCGAGACAACCCTCGCGCAGTCTTTAAGCGCGACGGACACAACCGTCTACGTCAGCTCGACGAGCGGCTTCTCGACTGTGTATCACGGCTCGAGCTATTCGGACGCCGCGAACTCGACCGTCGGCTACATCAAGATCCGCGACGAGGTCATCCGCTACACCGGCAAGACCGCGACAACTTTCACCGGGTGCACTCGTGGCGTCCTCGGGACGATCGCGAGCAAGTACGACGTCGACGCCGCAACACCATCCGCGCGTCGCGAGAAGGTCTCGGAGCACGTCTACCTCGAACTCCCGGCCGTCAAGCTCGCCTATGCCATCCTCACCGGCACTCTCTACGGCGACAACGCAACCCTCCCGTCGACCTGGCATCTCGGAATCAGCGCGGCTCTGATCCGTCTTGCGGACTACACCGGCATCGGCTCGGATATGTGGGACGGCGCGGACCAGGGCGTCATCGTTCGATTCGAAGGTCTAAAGAAAACCGACGGCAAGAAGTTCCTCGAGGAGGAAATCTGTCGCCTGCTCGGAATGTTCATGCCGGTCTATGCCGACGGCGCGCTCGGGCTCAAGCGAGCGGCGCGCGTTCTCTCGGACGCGGGAACCGTCGCCACCCTCGACGAGTCGAACTCAATCCAGGTCGGCGAGCTCACGCACGACATGGAAGACGTCCACAATGTCTTCCGCATCTCCTGGAACTGGACCGGCTCCGACTACTCCCGCACGACCTCGCTGATC